GCTCCTTGCATTAGATGACTGATATCAGACTGGTTGTGAGGAGGCATCTGTGCTGCTCTTCTCATATCTTCCATATCTCTTTCATTTTGCAATAATCTTTGTCCAGCCTCTTGAGCTGGGCCCATTCCTCTTTCCGTCAAACTCTGAGTTACTGTCTGTATTGTTTCGTCCAATCTGCCTCGCCAAGAATTTAATGCTTGCTGTAATCTTAGACTAACTGGACTGTTATCTTTATTTATCAATTGCTTTATTTGCCTATCGTAGGCATCTCTTGCGTTTGTTAAAGATTTAAGCATCTCTGGAGTTTCCTTGCCACCCTTCCACCAGTCTTTTGCTCTATTAATTATAGTCGTATTTTGCAAAAGACTAGTTATGCCTCCTACTGCAGCTCCGCCTATAAAGCTACTTAAATATGGTCTCATTCTTGCAAATGATTTTACAGACTTCCATCCTTGTGCTAAATTTATTGCTTTTTTATTAAGTATAAAAGTTCCATCGTCTTGAGGGTTAAGATAACCGCTTTTTATTCCTGAAGCAAGCCATTGTGTTTTAGAAATTTTAATTTTGTTTGTCATATTTCCTCTTAATCTTTTATGTAACCTGGAAAACCTTGATTTGCTCCTTGAGCTGGAGCTTGAGGTTGTTTCATTCCTTGATTAAAGCCAGACATCCCACTAGGCATTTTTTGAGCTTGAGCAGCGATGTCTCCAACTGCTTTCATTGCATCTTTCATATAAGCATCTAAAGTGCTATTTATTCCAGATATAGGAGCTACTGCTTCTTGCAATAATGCAAGACCTTTATAGAATTCATTTGGATTCCAGTGCTGTATGGTGTTATCTTTTTCTGTTAATTTTGCTATACCTTCACCAGCTACGTATCCAGTAAGTCCTCCTGCCAGACCTGCACCTGCAACTCCTAGCCAATTTATTTTTGGCTTTCTTGGTCTTCGTGGCTTTGGTGGTGTAGGGGGTGGTGTAGGGGAAGGTGTAGGGGAAGGTGTGGGTGAAGGTGTAGGTGAAGGTGTAGGTGAAGGTGTAGGTGAAGGTGTAGGTGAAGGTGTAGGGGAAGGTCCAGTTCCTAATTTATTTAAAATTGCAGCATAATTTTGAATACTTAGATTATTCGTAGGATCAGCTATTTTTCCAGTTTTAACATTCTTTATTGCGAATAAACCGCTCCCTGGAGATGGAGTAACTGTTTTTTTACCAGTTGTTGGATCTTTGCCAACAGCGATCTCCAAGACTTCATATCCTTGAGGGACAGCCCTACTCCTATAGGCAAGCAATGCAGCTACATATGATGGATCTTTAAGTTTGCCTTGATTCTCATCAAACAACAATCTTGCCCCAACAGTAGTTGCACCAGCACCAGCACCAGCACCTAATGCTGTTTTGATTATCCCATTTTCTTTATAAAAAAGATTGTTTTTAATTCCTGAATTAAGCCACTCTTGGGAGCTTAACTTTACCATAGTTTTATTTTGATTTGCCAGTTTTATTAAACGTGCCATTTTTGCCCTCTTTTATAAACCATTTTTTAAAAATAAATTTGATATAATCCTTTAATTTTTATAAATTCTTACTTATGTAATCAAGCTCTTTAGCTATTTCTTTTCCCATATAGTCAAGAACAGAACTTATTCCAGATATTCTTTTTATATTAGATATCATAGCTGCAGACCCAGCGTTAAATCCCGATTTACCATGAGAATAATTATCTAATGCTTTTTTCCTAACGGTCCTGTCTGCTTGCATACTTTCTTTAGCCTTATTTATTAAATAGCTACTGGCAAGCCACCCAGTTGCTCCACCTGCTAAACCAGCCCCAACTCTTCCAAGTATTGGGGCACCTTTTTGATTAATAAAGTCTTTTATTTTAGAACTTCTTTGATTTTTTAATAATTTTCTTAATTCAGAATCTGAATATAGACCTATTTCGTCTGAAAGAAGATTTGGATTTTTTCTTAGAATCTGTTCTAATACTACATTTCTTTTATTTTCAGGCATTTTAGCTATTGTATCTAATGTTATTGGAGAACCTTTATACAAAATTGTGGATAGAACTTTATTTTGCTCATTAGGACTTAATGCTTTTAATGCAGCCATTAATGTTGCAGCACCTATAGCTGATTCTACATATTGACCTGACTTATCTTCTTTTTCTTTTTCTTTTTCTTCTTCTTCATTTGGTTTTGTGTTTTTGTTTTTATCTTTATTAAAAAAAGACAACAAAGAACCATTTCCTCCTGTGGTAGGAATCGGTATGTCAAAATCAACCTGAGCATATTTGTGGATGGGAATCCAACCATTACTTATGCCTGTTTCTATCCATTGTTTTTTAGATATTTTAATCAAGGTAAATTGGTTCCCCTGCGCCAAGCCTTGCAGCTCCAATATCTTGCAGAAGTCCTATCTTTTGCTGTATCGCATTTATGCCTAGCTAAAAAACTCTTCTGCCTTGATGGCTTGTTTCTTTTTATGCTTAAAGTCTTTTCTCCTTTAGCTTTGGCACTTGATCCGCCGTGTCCGAAATTAACTTTTTTAACATTTCCACTTTTAGGATCTTTTACGTATACCTTAAATTTCTTAACATCACCCTTCATTATTTTGCCAAGCTGAACATCTTTACCCTTATGCTTTGCAGCTTCTTTTTTCATTTCATAATTTTCTGAATTGAATTCAAGCATAAATATCTCCTTAAAAAGAACAGTACGGTTTTTTACGCCGTACTGTCTATATCCCCTTTATTGTATTATATAGTATTTATTATTTTATGAATTATGGGGACTTGCGGGGTGTGTAATCTGCCATTATGCTTACTGTTATATCGTAAAAATGCTTTCTCCACTCTGCAGAAGTAACATATTTATATTTTAAATTTCCATTTTCTTTCATTTTATGTATAAAATCATTGACATCTAAACCTTCTTCGTATGCTTTCATGATTTCAGAAGTTACTGGTGGAGCATTAATTCCTTTTGGAGTATCCTTTCGTACAACAAGAACTTTGTCATTTTCAGGCCTTTGTGTTACATCAACATCAACTATTCTTATAGTTTGTAGCGGAAATGCTTCAATATCTTCAATATCAAACACTACTTTAAGACACGCTTTTCTAAATTTATCATTTATTAATGATTCTATAGATTTACTTAAGTTTTGCCTCCAACTTTCAAAAGCTATTACTTCTTCATGAGTTGGATCATTGGTATTACCTAAATAATCTATTATAGATTTACAATGATTTAATCCGTCTGCGTCAAAGCAAAATTGAGTATTCCATGGCTTTGAGCACACCATTTTGCCTTCTTTTAAATGAAAATCAACATTTACTTGATTCCTAGGGAATTTAGTATCTGACATAGTGATGTATATTTCATTAGCAACTAATTTAGTTAAATCTTCCGACAAAAAAGTTTGAACATTATTATTTAATACAGACATGTTATACCTCAAAGAGATTAATTTCGAAAACTTCTGTGGCTATAAGGAAATAAATTTATCGTTTATGAACGAAAGAAATTTTATTCCCTTGTCTGTCTTTTTCGGTCCAAACGGCACTGGTAAAAGTACTATACTAAGTGGAATAAGAATAATATCTAATCCATATCAATTTTACGGAAGAGAAAATGATTTATATTTTAGAAAAATGATATTTCATGAAGATTATGATCCAACTTATTCTGGTTTTATTGCTAGTAGTAGAAAATTAAGTTTAAAAGGTGTCTTTTTTGACAACACAGGGAAAGAGTATTTTTCTCATATTGATCAAAATGGTATTGTTGAAACAACACTTCCTAGATACAACTCAGATCAAGAAGGTTGGTCTATTTTTACCGATGCAGATCATCCAATTAATTTAAATAAGTTTCAACTTAAATGGGAAGCAGCTGATAAATTCCTAGAAATTGCTTCGTATGTATATGGACTACCTATAGAGTTAGGAAAAACTGTAGAGACACATGATCTTAATGATACCGCTAAATTTTATCAAGATCTAATTATACATAAAAAAGAAGTAAAAGTACATTTCAAAAGAATGAGTGATGGAGAAAAGAAAATAGCAACATTGCTAAGAACAATTTGTAATGAATCTGTTATGAACCCAAGTAAAATATGTCTTATAGATAATGCTGAAATGCATATATATTTCAAGAGACATCCAGGGCTTGTTAAAAGACTTATTAATAATTTTCCTGACACACAATTTATTACGACTTCACATAGCTATAATTTTATTCAAGCGGTCAAAGAAAGCTCAGGAGACAATTCTTTGTTTGACTTAGAGAAGTTTCATGGGTTTGATATAGTAAGGTATGAATAACCACTGAACCCGAAGGGTTCTGTGCCGAGACGCGAAGCGTCGAGGGGTAATTAAAGAGAATGTCGTCATCTTCGATGACTCCATGAGTCGATCTCATTCCTGCGTCATGAGATCGAGGCTCTACAAAATCCGTTTCTGTTTAGTATCACTTGTAAGTGATACTATTGTCCCCAGTCAATCGCCACTCTATAATACATTCTAAGAATTTTTCATATAGAGGACACACTCCCATCTTTCTTAGAAAGCCGTTTCTGTTAATAAATTAAAATTATATAAAAGACCAATTATACAAACGTATGTATCAGAGGAATTATGCAGATTCCTTGGTTTCTGTCCAGTAGTCGAACCTATTTGGGTTTTAGCCTGACGATTCTTCCGCCGCGTCTGGAGACACGCTACCAGGATAGTTGGGACGTTATCCTCTGGCCGATTTTATCCTGTGCCACAATGTAATTCAAATATGTTATCTCAAACTGCAAACTCGAGATTAACGTTTCTCGGCAAAAAAAGAAGTAAAATTTTGCATAAGATGGTAATAAAAATGTTATGAGTTTATCTTTATATCCTAATGTGATTAATAAAAATATATTTGTTTCAGACACAGCGCCTTCTTACGCTGTTTCTGGAGATAATTGGTTTAATACATTAAATGGTGTCTTATTAGTGTTTATAAGAGATGATAATGGTAATGGCTACTGGATTGAAACTGGATCTTCAGTTAAAACGGGATAAAAATGTTTAATTTTCCAGATCCAAATTCTCAAAATACTTTTTCATTAGGTGAAAAAACATGGAAATGGAATGGTTCATATTGGGAGATCGTAAAACAAATCGTTGTTAGCGATGGTATAAAATATTATCAACAAGACGATGCTCCTTCTGGAGTGAACTTAGGAGATAGATGGCTTAATACTCAAAATCTTACAGAATATGTATATGTCCAACTTCAGTCAGATCCTGATGAGTTTGGATGGATGGATTTAACTGGCGATTATCCAGGAGAGGCTTTTTTAGGAGGATAAATGGCAACCGCATTAAAATCTACAGGTTTTCCGCGCAGTCCTTCCAATGGGGATGAGTACAGCGTTAATGGTAAAAAATGGAGATACAATGTAAATATTCCAGGCTGGGAAGCCCTACAAATAACAGATGTAAAGTCTATAAAAAAAGACACAACTAATAACCAAGTTTTATTTGGAAATGAAAACTCATTAGGCAGCACTTCTTTCACTATTGGTGACAACATAGAACTTAATGCTATAACTAAGACCATATCTGTAGTTGATGGAATTAGCAGTGGATTAGATGCTGATTTAGTTCAAGGCATAAATGGATCTTATTTAAATAACAATCTGAGATCAGGTGTTTTGTATGGCGGAGTATTGTCTGTTAATGTTTCAGATCCTTCTAAATTTGACATCAGTGCAGGTTCTGGTGTAATAATCAGTCAGACTGGTGGTGGAGCTTCTGGTATATCAGATCCTGTTACTGGGTCTTTGGTTGTTTCTTGGTCGTCTCAATCATCAATAAGTTTATCTAATATATCTTCTGCGGATACAACATGGATCTATGTTAATTCAAATGGAGTAATAGGTCAGCAGACTGGAGTTTTTAGCTCAGAAAACTACAAAGAATATATTGTTATAGGCGCTGTTGTTCATCCTAATAGGTCTACAATATCTTTTACTTCTAATTTATCAAATGTTGTTTTTGGGTCATTACATCAGTATGATGAATTTATAAGAAGCTTAGGTCCTGCTAAAATATCTGGACATAGAATTTCTGCTAATGGCTCAAATATGAAGTTGAATCGCAGCTCAGGTTATTCGTATTTAATAGGATCTAATTATGTTTTAGATTCTGGTCATCCAAATATAAAATTTGATTCTGGCTATTCAGATCCATCTATACATAGATATTATTCTGATGGTTCTTCTGGATTCAATATAAATATATCTTCATCAGTTGATGGTTCTAAATATGACAATGGATCAGGTACTTTGCAAAATGTATCTTCTTATGAATGGTCAATACAAAGAATGTTTTATTATCCAGGTCAAACTGGAATATTGATAATATATTACGGTAATTCAGTATATGCTTCATTGTCAGATGCCATTTCTTCACTGGTAGAAGAAAACTTTAATGAATCCACAAATACAAAATCAAATGCGATATTTTGTGGATGGATAATAGTAAAAGGTTCTGCAACTCAATTAAACAATTCTTCTGATGCAAAAATAATACAAGCAAGTATATTTAGAGAAGTAGTTTCTGGAGTCGGTTCAGGCGGTAGCTCAATATCGTTTATATCTGAATTGTCGGATGTGGAAACTTCGTCGCCATCAGTTGGTCAACTTTTAGTTTGGGACGGTTCAAACTGGACAAATCAAACACTTACAGGAAAGATATCCTACGTATCATCACCTTCGGCTCCTAATGTTGCTTTGTATAATGCTGGTGACAGATGGTACAATACATCAACAGGCATAGAATATACGCTTATAAATGATGGAGATGATCTATATTGGGTAAATATATACATAAGTCCAAATGAAGATTATATAATGAGTGAATTGACGACTTTTATGAAATACGTCAGTTCGCCTACAGCTCCAAGCGTTAGTCTATATAAAACTGGTGACAAATGGCTTAATACTTCTACAGGAACAGAATTTACTCTTATTGATGATGGTTCTGGTACTCAATGGGTTAATCTAAATACTAATTTTATATCTCACATACATCCTATTTCTGAGATAACAGGTTTACAGGGCGAATTGGATTCTAAAATAGAGTTTTCTTATGACCCATATTCTCCTGTTTCTCCAAATTTAGGTGACAGATGGATAGACTCAGATACTGGAGAAGAATATGTATATGTTTATGATGGAATATCGTATCATTGGATTCAGCCATCTTCAAGTACTTTTTATGGTGCAATAACTTTTAACACAACAATTGTAAATTCATCTTCTTATTATTCTACTAGTACTGATTATTACATTGGAGTTAATTATTCTGGACTTGTTACAATTATTCTTCCTCAAAATCCATCTAATGGAAGAATAATAATAGTAAAAGACGAAAGTGGTGAAGCAGGTTTTTCAAGTAGAATGATTACAATACAACCTTATGATGTTTTAGATACTATTGACAACGATTCATCAGCAATAATAAATATCAATAATGGCGGTATTCAGTTCATATACAGAAATGGTTGGAGAATAGTATGAGTTATTTGTTTAATGATCAAGTCGCTTTTAGAGGTGATGCCATAGATGCATTCGGTAGGCTTAAAGTAAGTCAGCCATTTACTCTTTTTGATTCTCAACACAGGTATCAAGAAAATGACAAATGGGATACTTCAACATCCTCAGGGGGTTCAACTTCATACGCAACAAATGAAAGTTGCATAAACGTATCTGTTACTACAGCTTCTGGATCTAAGGTAACTAGAGAAACAAAAAGGGTATTTCCATATCAGCCAGGCAAATCATTATTAATTTTTAATACTTTTGTATTTGCTCCTAAGAAGACAAATTTAAGACAACGTATTGGATATTTTGGCACTCAAAATGGCATATATTTAGAGCAAAGTGATAATACGGTATACCTTGTTTTGCGCACATATACAGGTGGATCTGTTGATGACACTACGTATAGAGTTGCCCAGTCTTCTTGGAATGGAGATAGGTTTGATGGTACGGGTTCTAGTGGAGTCACATTAGATTTTACGAAGGCTAATATTTTTTGGATAGATATTGAATGGCTTGGTGTTGGTGATGTCAGGGTTGGTTTTGCTGTTAATGGAAGACCTGTGGTTGCACATACGTTTTATAATGCAAATCTAAGAACTACCACATATATGACTACCGCATCTTTGCCACTAAGATTTGAGATAGAAAATACAGGTACAACGGATTCCGTTTCATCTGCAAAGCATATATGTAGTAGCGTAATGTCAGAAGCTGGCTACGAAGGGTTTAGTAGAAGATTTAATGTTACAAAAAATGGATCAACTGCAACTACCTTAACTACAGGTGGGACTCAGTATCCAATGGTTTCTGTTAGACTTAATTCTAGTCGTCTTGATTCTATAATAATACCATCTAATATAAGTTGCGTTCTTGAAGAAACCACTAGTAATAAGCCTGATACTGTTTTATATAGAATATTACTTAATCCCACATTAACCAATGCAAGCTGGTCAACTCACTACAATGGAAACGTTGATTATGACATAAGTGCAACAGCTGTTTCTGGTGGTACTGACATAATAGGTGGATATATAAGCAGTAGCGGAAGTCTTTCAGTTTCTAATATAAATGACTTTAATTTCCAGATTGGTAGAACACAGGCTGGTGTAAGTGATGTTTTTACTCTTACTTTTACACCAGTGAATGCAGGAGCAAAAGTATTTTGTGATTTATCCTGGTTTGAAATAGTATAAAATAGGAAATATATAAATATATAAATATAATATATTATGCCATTAATTAATTTTCCATCATCTCCTTATACAGGTCAAACATACACTTTCAATGGTAGAACATGGGAGTGGAATGGGTACGCATGGGATGTAGGTGTTGCAATTTCTGGAGGAGGTGGCGGTGGCGGCGCGGATTATCTTTCCGATTTAAATGACGTAGAATTGCTAGACCCGTATGTCGGACAGGCTTTGGTGTATAACGGAGCATACTGGGAAAACGAATATGTTGTTAACACAGTAAACGGAATAAATGGTGATGTAGTAGCTCTTTCAGATATGCCTACAGTCATCTCAGGTGTAAATTTTGATGCTAACTTAGGTACAATATCAAATTTAAATATAATTCAAGGTAATAATGGTTCTTCAAGTGTTTTAACTATCATTGGAGATTTAATTGTAACAGGAAATATTACTGCTACAACTCCAGGCACTACTATAGAGGGTGATACGATAGATACTAATCTAGAAGATATAGACGGAGGAACTTACGCTTGATTCAGGTAGAAAGATAAGTTAAAAAAGCAAATAGGAGTAAACATGGCAACAAACCCAACAATTCAATTAAAAAGAAAAACAACAAGCGGTACACCTTCTTCTTTGTCTATAGGTGAACCAGCTGTAAACACTGCTGATAATCAGCTTTTTATAGGCGTAAATTCTTCTGGAATAAAATGGGTTGGCGCTGAAATAGAGAATAGCTCAACGAACGGTACCACTTGGAGTAGTGATTTAAAGTTGGCCACTAAGAAAGCCATTGGAGATTATTTTGCTCCACTTTCAGGGGCAATTTTTACTGGAGACATTACTCTTTCAGGTGGATCTGATATAAGATTCAGAGAAACAGGTGGCGGAACTGACTATGTTGCTTTTCAGGCTCCTTCAGCTGTATCTACTGGAAACGTAACTTTAACTCTTCCTGGTTCTTATGCAGCATCAGACGGCTATGTATTGTCTTCTACTACTACAGGAACTTTAAGTTGGATAAGCGCTGGTTCTGCTTCTAGTGTTACGATAACTGAGGCTTCTAGCAATGCTTCTTATAATTTAGTTTTTACTGATGCTACTTCTACAACATCTGCAAGTCTATTTATAGACAGTGATGATTTAATATCTTATAATCCAAGCACAAATCTCTTGACATTAGGGGGAGATCTTGCAATAAATGGTGCTGACATAACTACTACAGCCACAGGCAATGCAACTTTATTCGATTCCAGTGCAACTGGCGTATATGTTGGAACTGGTGCTGCTACAGATGTTAGAATAGGAAAAACAGACAATACAGGTACAACAAGAATTTATGGTGATTTAGCGTCAGCAAAAGGAGCAATTACTACAAGTGCATCTACTGCTAGTATATTTAATACAGGGGCAACAACTCTCAATATCGGTGGTGCATCTACATCTACGACTATAGGTAGCTCAGTTAGTGGTACATTAACTCTTGGTTCTCCTACAGTAGTTGGCCAGTCAACAAGCCAAGCTCTTTACAACACTGGTGCAACGACTATGAACTTTGCTGGAGCAGCTACGGCTATAACTATGGGAGATGCTACAAGCGCAACAACCACTATAAGAGGTGGAACTCTTGTAGGTAACACTACAACTCAGAACCTATTTAACACAACTGCAACTACTCTTAATCTTGGAGGCGCAGCCACCACTGTTTCTATTGGTGCAGCTACGGGTACCACAACAATAAACAATGCAAACACTGTTGTTACAGGAGACCTTGCGGTCAATGGTGCTGATATTACTACTACAGCTACAGGTACTGCAACACTTTTTAATACCAATGCAACAACGGTTAATATAGGCGGAGCTGCCACAAATATGACCATAGGAGCTTCAACTGCCACTATTAACCTTGGTGGCGGCACAACTGGCGCTACCGTTGTGATAAAAGGCAACCTTCAGGTAGATGGAGTAACTACAACAATAAATTCAACTACGCTATCCGTAGATGATAAAAATATTGTATTAGGTGCAGATAACACTTTAGATACTGCTGCTGATGGAGGTGGCATAACTCTTAAGGGTGGATCTGACAAGACATTTAATTGGGTTGATGCTACTGACGCTTGGACCTCTTCTGAGCACATGAATTTATTAACAGGAAAAGCTTATTACATAAATGGAACTTCTGTTTTAAATTCAACAACTTTAGGTTCTACTATAACTTCATCTTCTCTAACAACAGTCGGAACTATAGCTTCTGGTACTTGGAATGGAACTGTAATAGGTCTTTCATATGGAGGAACAGGAAAGGCTTTAACTGCCGCTAATGGTGGAATAGTCTATTCAGATGCAGATAGTTTTGAAATATTAGGTGCTGGAACTTCAGGTCAGGTACTTACTTCTGGTGGCGCTGGTGCTCCAACTTGGACTACTCAGTCTTCTTTGACAGCAGGAACAATAACAACTACTAGTGATAATACAAATGCAGTTAGGTATTTGGTATTTTCAACTTCAGCTGGAGCAGCAAAAACATTATATGTGGATGACACTACAGGGGTATTGAGCTATAATCCTAGTGTTGGAACTCTTACTTCAACTAATTTTGCTTGTAGCGCCACAACAGGTGTTGTTTCTACAAATATCATAAATTCATTCGGATTAGACGGAAATGTTGTTATTACATCTCAGGGTAGCGATACTGGTGCTGTGTTGACCTTAACTGGCTCTGCAGCTCCTGGTGCAGAAAGCATTACTTTAGGTGCAGGTTCTGTGTCTATTCAAGGTAATGTAACAATGGGAGGTATTGCATCTTCAATAGAGTTGCCAACTACTTTTACTATTCAGGATTCCGCAACAGTTAGTAACACTTTAAATATAGCAACTGCTGCAACAGCTTCTGGAAACACTAAAACTCTTAATTTAGGAACAGGTGCTGCATCAGGTTCTACTACCACTATAAATATAGGTTCTGCAAATGGTGGCACGACAACAATCAATAGCGCAAATACAGTTGTTTCAGGCGATCTTGCAGTAAATGGCGGAGATATAACTACAACGACTACAGGAACAGCGACTTTATTTAATACTACTGCTACTACTATCACAATCGGTAGTGCGGCTGGTACTATAAACTTGGGTAATAGTACAACGGGTGCTACTATCCGCGTAAGAGGTATTCTTCAAGTAGATGGAAACACTTCACTTGCGACAGTGACTGCTGGCACGTGGAATGGCACAGCAATAGGAGCTGCATACGGAGGAACTGGTCAAACTTCTTATACTGTAGGCGATCTTGTTTATGCTTCTGGATCAACTGCAATCAGTAAGCTTTCTGCTTCGTCTACTGCAGGAGCAGTTTTGGCAAGTACTGGATCTGCTTCAGCTCCAGAGTATAAGACGATATCATTTACAAATGGATCTGTAACTTCTGGATCAGGAACTTTAACTTTAGCGGTACAGAATGCAGCGGCAGATAGTAGCACAAAAGGTATAGCTACATTTGACTCAACGCAATTTGATGATTCATCTGGACTAATAACTTTAGGCACAATAGACGGCGGCACTTACGCATAATAAAACAATTAAATACAATTAAAAATAAAATAGAAATCTCAAAAATTTCTATTTTATTTTTTGAGTCGATATAAGTATGGAGGTAAAATGGAAGAAAAACTAGAATTTTATGAAAAATTTCTCGTACCAGTTTTAAAGAAAAAAATATATGACGTTCAGTCTATACTGTCTGATTTAGAAGCTCATGTTCTTTTTTTAAAAGATAAGGTTTCTGCTTTGCAGTCTGAAAATGAAAGTATAAAATCTAAAATAAATTCACCTGGAGATTCTTATGAATAATGACAATTCTTCAGAGTCGATTAGATTTTATGAAAGAGCTCTTATCCCGCTATTAAAATCTAAAAATGCAGAGATGTCTATAGCGATTAGTGAGCTTGAATCTCATATATTACTTAAAAATAATAAAATTCAAGAACTGGAAAAAAGAGTAAAACAATTAGAAACAAAAAACAATTTTTATGAATCATCTATAAAATCAGAAAAGGTTAATGAGATAATAATTGAAGATATAAATACCTCATCTAAAAAAAGATCAAAAAAAGTGTGATATAATTGAATGGCGACTAATCCAACAATAAAACCAAGGAGAGGTACTGCTGCTCCTGGAACTGGTTCTATAAGCCAAAATGAATTAGCTGTAGATACAACTAATAAGAGGATATATATTGGTGCAGCAGATGGCTCTGGAACCTTAATAGGCTCTGCTCCTGGTGGATCTGACACTCAGGTTCAATTTAACGACGGCGGTAATCTTGGTGGTGACTCTGGTCTTACATATAACAAGACAACAGATACTTTGATAGCAGGCAGGGTAGAAACAACAGGATTTGAAGCAAAAACCGTTGGCGGTGATGAAGGTGGAGAAATATTATTAGGAAAGGCTGTAACAAATACTACTCTAACTGGAACTGGTGTTACCATTGATGTCTACCAGAATAGGCTAAGGTTCTTTGAGCAAGGTGGAACAGCCAGAGGCGCATATATTGATATTAGTGCTGCAGGCGCAGGGGTTAGTACCAATTTAATAGCAAGCAGTGCCAGTCCTGGTGGTTCAGACACCTATGTGCAGTTCAACGATGGAAGCACTTTTGGTGGCGATGCAGGTCTTGTTTATAACAAGACGACAGACGCGCTCACGATGCTTGGAGATCTCAACCTTAACGGCGGAGGAATAAAGACAAACCAAGGAACAATATCAATAATTCCAGCTACGGCAACTACCGTGAATTTTGCAGGTGCTGCCACCTCGCTTAATCTTGGAACTACCTCTGGCACTGCAACGATAAGCAATCCAACACTTGTGGGTACCCAGTCAACCCAGTCCATTTACAACACAGTTGCCACAACTGTAAATTTTGCAGGTGCTGCAACAAGCATCACCATGGGAGCTACTACAGGTACTTCAAGTATAAGAAATCCGACTCTGCGTCTTGGTAACACTACTGGCACGATTTCAACAAACAGCGGAACTAGCAATTCCCTTACTATCTCTCCCTATGGAAGTTTCATAGTATCTCCCACAACCTCTTCCCCTTCGGCGGGCGGATCGTATACAACATTAAATATAACAAATAGTGATGGAGGTCTTGGTCAAGTTCAGATAGCTGGAGGAGATCTGTACATAGGCTCAAAGACAGATGTATCAGAGGCGGGGCAGTCAGGTAATATAATTTTTGAAGGCGTCGATGATGCCAATGAACTTACTCTGACCGTCGCATCTCTTACTGCCGATAGGACAGTGACGCTGCCCGATGGAACAGGAACTCTCGCTCTTCTGGGAACTGGATCTACCACTGACGGAAGGATACCTTACTACGACACTACAACAAATACATTTTTGGGAGCTTCTGCGCTATCGTACAACGATGGAACTGCAACCCTTACTTTGGATGCACATATAACAATTGGCGGAACTATAGGAACAACCAACAGTACTGTAAGCCTTCTTAATACTACTGCCACTACTATAAATTTCGGTGGTGCAGCTACAACATTCAACATAGGTGGAGCTTCATCTGCAACCATCAACTTAGGAAAGACAGATGGCACAACCATAGTGGACATGAACTCGTGCGTGCTGCGTGAAGTAGAGATGAGAAGTTACTTTGAGACAGAGGGTACAGCAACCTACACAGGGGGCATGACCCAAAACCTGTCTTTCGACCTGAGCACAGGAAATGTATTTGTGTATACAACCACAGGAGCAATAGCTACATTTACCGTAACCAACATACCTTCAAAGGCTAATACTGCAGTAGGCTTCACTGTTGTGCTTACATGTGGAAATTCTCTATATTCTGTTACATTTGATTCCTTTACTTCTGGTTCTGGTGTACCAGTATGGGCAGGTGGAACGCCTCCGACAGCCTCTAGTACCGTGGGAAGGACAGATATCGTTTCTTTTGTAACATATGATGCTGGCACCACATGGTACGGCATGGTCGGAGGTTTGAATTTCTTCTAATGGTTGGCGGATTAACAGCTAAAATAGCTGCACTTGCATCTAAAGCTCCACCTATTGTAATAGTAAGAAAACTATTTGCTTGGGGAAACAATTTTAGTGGAGCTTTAGGTCTTGGTGATACAATTAATAGATCATCTCCAGTTCAAGTTGGAGCTAACACTGACTGGTCAGTATTAGCTTCTGGCAATCGTTTTAGTTTAGCCATTACAACAACAGGCACTCTTTGGTCTTGGGGTAGAAATAATTATGGTCAATTAGGTTCAGGAAATACTACATATAGATCTTCTCCTGTACAAGTAGGCGCTGGCACTGACTGGTCAAATGTATCTACTTTTTATAATCATTCGCTAGCAATCAAGACAACAGGGACTCTTTGGGCTTGGGGGGCAAATGGTAGTGGACAGTTAGGTTTAGGCAATACTACAAGTAGATCTTCGCCTGTACAAGTAGGTACTGACACTAACTGGTCAAATTTCTCTGCTGATTATTCTCACACTTTGGCAATCAAGTCAACAGGCACTCTTTGGTCTTGGGGTAGAAATCATTATGGTCAATTAGGTTCAGGAAATACTACAGATAGATCTTCACCTGTACAGGTAGGTACTGACACAAATTGGAGTTTAGTTTCTTGTGGCCAGCATGCTTCATTTGCAGTTAAAACTGATGGTACTCTTTGGGCTTGGGGTAGAAACAGTTATGGTCAATTAGGTTTAGGTAATAGTACAAATAGGTCTTCTCCTGTACAAGTAGGCGCTGGCACTAACTGGTCAAAAATTTCTTCTGCGACTCGTCATGCTCTTGCAGTTAAAACTGATGGTACTCTTTGGGCTTGGGGTAGAAATAATTATGGACAGTTAGGTTTAGGCAATGCTGCAAATAGATCTTCTCCTGTACAAGTAGGCACTGACACTAACTGGTCAAAAATTTTCGGATTACAAGATACTTCTTTTGTCATTAAAACAACAGGTAGTCTTTGGGCTTGGGGGAGAAATAATTATGGTCAAATTGGAAACGGTTTTAGTATTGTTACTGCAGTCAGCTCTCCAGTTCAGATAGGGTCTGATACTAATTGGTCTTTTGCTGATGTTAGTTCTAGTGTTTTAGCAATAAAAAACACAGGTACTCTTTGGTCTTGGGGGCAAAATACTAGTGGACAGTTAGGTTTAGGCAATGCTGCAAATAGTTCTTCACCTGTACAGGTAGGTACTGACACTAACTGGTCAAAAGTTGATATAAGTAGATATCATACTCTTTCCATAAAAACTAATGGCACATTATGGTCTTGGGGGCAAAATACATATGGTCAGTTAGGTTTAGGTAATACTACAAATAGATCTTCTCCAGTCCAAATAGGTACTGACACTAACTGGTCAAATGTATCTGCTGGTAGGCGTTTTTCTTTAGCAATAAAAACTACAGGATCTTTGTGGGCATGGGGCTTTAATGATAATGGCTATCTTGGTGTTAATGACATTACACGTAGATCTTCGCCTGTACAAGTAGGCACTGACACTAACTGGTCTGTTGTATCTTCAGGATATAGACATTCATTAGCAGTTAAAACTAATGGAACTCTTTGGGCTTGGGGTAGAAATACTTACGGAAAATTGGGTATAGGATCTAGTGAACTTGTTTCAGTTTCATCTCCTATTCAAGTCGGATCCAGTACGGATTGGAGTAAAGTGTTTGCAGGAGGTGTAACGGGGACTAGTTTTGGAATCAAGACTACAGGTACATTATGGGCATGGGGCTCTGGATCAAATGGAAAGCTTGGTCTTGGAAATACTTTAGATAGAGAAAGTCCTGTCCAAATTGGTTCTAGTTCCGATTGGGCTGATATAAGTGCTGGTTATTCAACAATGGCGAGGAAGACTGGAGGTTCCATATGGGCTTGGGGAAGTAACAGCTTTGGAACTTTAGGAGTTGGAGACACTACATATAGGTCTTCCCCAGTGCAAATAGGGGCATTAACAGATTGGGCTATGGTTGTTGGAGGTAGGTTACATTCAGCCGCTATAAAAACAACAGGTACTCTTTGGACTTGGGGTGGTGCATATGATGGAGCTTTAGGCAACGGTTCTGCCACAGGTCAAAGGAATAGTCCTGTCCAGATAGGTGCGCTAAATAATTGGTCAAAAGTAGCTTGTGGATGGCAGCATTGTTTGGCAGTTAAAACTGATGGTACTCTTTGGGCTTGGGGTAGAAACAGTTATGGTCAATTAGGTTTAGGTAATACTACAAATAGATCTTCGCCTGTACAAGTAGGCACTGACACTAACTGGTCAAATGTTTTTTGTGCACGTGTAGGCTTTAGTTGTATGGCAATAAAAACTAATGGCACATTGTGGTCTTGGGGGAATAATAGTAGAGGACAGTTAGGCTTAGGTAATACTGTAAATAGATCTTCGCCTGTACAAGTAGGCACTGACACTAACTGGTCAAAAGTTGCTATGGGCGGAAGAGACCCGATAACGGCTGGATATCATACCGTTGCTTTAAAAACTAATGGAACTCTTTGGGCTTGGGGTAGAGGCACTTATGGTCAATTAGGTTTAGGTAATACTGCATATAGATCTTCTCCTGTACAAGTAGGTACTAGTACAAACTGGAGCGATGTCGCAGCTGGATGTCATAGTTTATTTTTAAATACAAGTGGTAATCTATTTTCTACAGGAAGTAATTCTAATGGTCAGTTAGGGGTTAGTAAAAATAATGCAATTTCGCCTGTTCAGATAGGCTCTGATACAGACTGGTCAAAAGTTGCTGCGGGATTCAATCATTCATTAGCAATCAAGACAACAGGAACTCTTTGGGCTTGGGGTAGAAATAATAGTGGTCAGTTAGGTTCAGGTAATACTACATATAGATCTTCTCCAGTACAAGTAGGTACTGACACTAATTGGCAAAAAATAAATGCTAGTTATAATGTTAATACTTCGCTTGCAATCAAGACAACAGGATCTTTATTTTCTTGGGGAGTAAATACTAGTGGACAGTTAGGTTTAGGCAATACTACAAGTAGATCTTCGCCTGTACAAGTAGGCGCTGACACTAACTGGAATTATGCATTTGCTGGCACTAATAATCAAATTGCTTTAAAAACTTCTGGATCTATGTGGGGATGTGGGTCTAATTTATATGGAGTTGCATTAGGTTTTTTAAATAACAATTTGTCTTCACCAGTACAGATAGGATCTGATACTAATTGGAGTTCAATTGCTACTCAAGGTATATCTAGCTTTACTCTTGGAATAACCGAAAACATATCATAGGCAAATTTTCTTAGCCTATATCAAGGGAATAAATCTATGATATACTTTTTAAGTGGATTACCGCGTAGTGGCTCTACTGTTTTATCAGCAATACTTAATCAAAATCCAAAAATATATTCAACAGCAACTAGTGGTTTAATCGAGTTATTAGGAGCCGTATGTTTGACGTGGGAAAATTCTCCAACAACAAAGGCTAGCGGCGAAGATGAAGCAGAAGCATATCGAATGCTTAAATCTGTGATAGCAAGTAAATATGAAAATATAAAAAAACCAATTATAATAGATAAAAATAGAGGTTGGGTTAATCCTCAAATTATAGAAACTATGACGAATGTTCTTGGATTTAGTCCAAAAATTATAGCCACTGTAAGATCAACATCTGACTGCGCAGCTTCTTTTATTCGAGTCGCTAAGCCAGAAAATGTTTCAGATTTTCTTAGAAATTCATCTTTAATTCAACACCTTAAATCTTCATATGCTGAATTAAAACAAGGCTATCATTCGTGTCCAGAAAATATACTATTTATAGATTATGACGATTTACTTAAAAATCCGCAAGAACAACTAGATAAAATTCATAATTTTCTGGGCATAGAGCCATTTATTTATGACTTTAATAATATAGACACTGAGATTGTTTCAGAACAAGATGAATTAGCTTGGGGGGTTTCTGGTCTTCACAAAATTTCACCTCAATTAAAAAAACAGCATAATGAAAATTCAAAAGATATACTTGCGCAGCATTTTGATAGCTATGATCAGCCAAAATTTTGGAAAGGAGAAGAAAGAGTAGATAAGAAGAAAAAAATTGATATATCAGTTGAACTTTCTATGAGGGGCAATTTTGAAGAATCTTACAAGGTTTTATGTGAAGCTCAAAATGAAAATCCACTATGTAATAAAATAGCATTTAATATGGGTTGGTATGCATTAAGACATAATAAGTTGCAAGAAGGAATGGAAAATCTTGCAAAGGGTAGATTTGAGAATTGTTTTGGAAATAAAAAACCAAATGTGCCTACTCCCATATGGGATGGTAAAAAAATAGGCACAGTGTTATATTATCTTGAGGGAGGTCTTGGTGATCAAATACATGCCTTAAAATATATTAAAGATATTAATAAAAGAGGATGTGATGTAATAGTGGCGTGTTCAGCAGAATTATTTCCCATAGTAAGGTGTTGTGTAGGAGTAAAAATGATTATTGAACACGCAGCCGCAGGTGGTGTGTATCATGACTTTTGGTGTCCAGCAATGTCAGTATTAATACCTCTTGGATATGAGTATAAAGACATAGATGGAACTCCGTATATTTCAAAAACAAATAGTCCAAAAAATAAAATTCCAGTTATTGGGGTGCGTTGGCAGGGTAATCCTAAATTTGAGCATGAACAAAATAGAAAGTTTCCATTAGATCCTTTTTTTGATTCTCTTAAAAACGTAGAAGCAAATTTTGTATGTCTTCAAAGAGATGAAGGCGAGGAGCACTGTCCAGAATTTATTAAAAAGGTACCATTAAATACATGGGGACAAACTAGAGATGTTATGTCTAGTTGTGATCTCGTTATTTCTTCATGTACAAGTGTTGCGCATCTTTCTGGGGCAATGGGGGTAGAAACGTGGATAATAGTCCCAGTATTAAATTACTATATATGGTCTTTTCCAGGAGATAAAAGTCCATATTACGATTCCGTAAGATTATTTAGGCAAAAAACTTTTGGATGTTGGGACAATCCGATCATGGAATTAAAAAAGTCATTAGAAACAAAATTTGGTATTAAAAATAAAGGGAATAAGCTATGCAAAAATATGTTAGAATAGAAAATAATGAGGTAAAAGAATGTGTAGATAGTCTTCCAGAAAATGCAGTTGGTGATTGGAGAATTGCTATAGAGATAGATGCAGAAATAATTCAAAATAGACAAATTAGAAGTGGACACTACTTTGATATTAATAAAAGTCCAGTTGAGATAGTCTGGACTGCCATTGATCTAACAATAGAAGATAGAAAAGAATATATTCTTCAACAGTTAAATCAAAAGTTTTATAAAATTGTTAGCGAAGAATTATTAAAAGAATTTAGTGGTCAAGATTCTAATTTTTTACTTGTTCAATCATCAATACAGACGTATAGGGAAAAACGTATAGAAATAAATTCACTAACTACACATGAAGAAATAGATGTATTTATGTCAGAAAACGTTTAATATGAGAATAGTATTTTCAATTATACATAATGGCTTGCACCATTTATTACATAATAATCAATATGCAGCAATCATTTCTAACTGTGATTTTTGGATAGTGGTTGAAGGAGCTTCTCTTTCAAATAATAGCACAAAATGGTGTAAAGAATTTCCTTTAGAATTTCATAGTAACGGAAAAAGCATAGATGGGACTACCTGCTTTTTTGAAAATTTATGCTTAAGTAGTAATAAGATTATCTATATTCCATCTAATGGTTTTTGGCATTCAAAAGATCACCAAGTCAATAGAGCTATAGAAGAAGTAAAGAAGATAACTAACAAATGTTTTCTATGGGAAATAGACATAGATGAGCAGTGGACTTCTGACCAGATGGACAAGGCTGAAGAAGAGTTAGTTGCTTCTAAAGCCAAGTCTGCATGCTTCAGGGCTGAATGCTTTATTGGAAAGAATCTCAGGGCAATTGGTGACTGGGGTGAGGCATTCACTAGTGGCTACACCAGGCTTTGGAATTGGGAGGGCGAGTATTTTTTATGCCATGAACCTCCAGTTCTGGAGGGAGAGTTAGGAAAAGATCCAGTGATGCTTTCTCCCGTGTTTAAACATTATAACTATTATTTTGACAAAGATGTAATGTTTAAGGACAAGTGGTATGGTGGACATGATCAAATATATGAAAGATGGAAGCTTATTAATTCACTTGATAAGAGATTTTTTCCAATGCATATATCCAATTTGATAACTGGTCCTTGGGGAAATTCAAATAGTTCAATAATATATGTTGAGCCTAATGGAAAGAAGAAGTTGATTCAGATTGGCGCAAATCGTGGTTACGACCATGTATTTGAAATAACAAAACATAATAAACATAAATGCATATTGGTTGAACCTAATAAATACTTAATTGATAATTTAAAAGATTGCTATAAAAACTGTGATAATACTACTATAGAAAATTGCGCAATATCTACATTTGATGGAAGTATTGATATGTATTTTAATGATATGGAGGATGGATATTCTTCTCATAGTTCTCTTTCTTTAAGTCATGTGTTAGATCATAATAATAAAAAAGAGAATATAATAAAGAGTAATGTTCCATGTATGAAATTAGAAAGCCTTATACAAAAGCATGGTTGGACTAATGACGAAATAGAATGGTTGTTTGTAGATGCAGAAGGTCATGACTGCGATATCATCCTATCAACAGATTTCAGTAAACTTGATATTAAAAATGTTTTTTTTGAAACAGTTCATTCGGATGGTCCATTTAAACAAGGTGAAAAACTACAGAAAACAATAGATTGGCTTATGTCTTTTGGATATTTGATAAATGCAAAAAAGACAACAGATGAATCCAATTTAGCACTATCAAAGATATGAAAGATATACTTGTAATTGGAGATTCTTGTCTCGATATATTTGTTTATTGCGACGCAAACAGGCTTTGCCCTGATGTCCCAGTACCTGTTTTGAATTATTGCTATCAGACTGAAAACCCAGGCATGGCAAAAAATGTTCAAAGAAACATTGAATCTTTAGGTATATCGTGTGATATAATTACTAATTCAAATTGGCATGAAATGAAGAAGGTAAGATATGTCCATAAGGACAGTAATCATTATTTTTTTAGACTGGATTCTGAGCCTTCGATAGAAAAAATTCATATTAACAATATTAACTTAGATTATAAGATGATAGTTATATCTGATTACAATAAGGGCTTTATTTCTGAGGAAGACATTGAGAGTATATGTTTAAATCATAGTTGTGTTTTCATAGACACTAAAAAAGTCATAGGTAGTTGGATAGACGGTGCAAAAATTATAAAGATAAACAACAAAGAATACAATGCATCTAAAAATTATATTGATAAAAAATTACGTGATAAAGTTGTTAGAACTATGGGTTCATTAGGTGCAGAGTATAAAAGTACAATTTATCCAGTTACAAAGTCTGAGGTAAGAGATGTTTCTGGAGCAGGTGATTCATTTATGGCTGGACTATGCTTTAAATTTTTAAAAACAGAAGACATAATTGATTCTATAAAATTTGCCAATCAATGTGCTTCTGAGGTTGTTAAGTTTAGGGGAGTGACGACAATAAAAGAACTATGACTAAGGTAGTTTTTACTAACGGTGTTTTTGATATCATTCATAGAGGTCATATAGAGTTATTAAAATATGCAAAATCATTAGGCGATTATCTTTATGTTGGGATTGATTCTGATAAAAGAGTAAAATCTAATAAGGGAGAATCTAGGCCTATCATTAATCAGGAAGATAGAGTTGAAATAGTATCTTCTATTAAGTATGTTGATGGTGTGTATATATTCAATAATCTAGATGAGCTTGCTGAATTGCACGCTAAAATATCTCCAGATATTTTGGTTAAGGGTTCAGATTGGTACGAAAAACAGATAAGAATAAGTGATGGAGTTTTGCCTAAAACAAAAATAGTAATATTTAATAGATTGGGTAATTATTCAACAACAAATATAATAAAAAAAATAAAATGATAGCAGTAACTGGAGCAAGTGGTTTTATTGGAAGTGTATTATTGAAAACCCTAAATGAAAAAGGGATAGAAGATATCGCTTTAATAGATGATTTTGAAATAAACAAAAAACTTGGTTATGCTTCAAGGGCAAACTATACTTATTTACAGAACAAAAAATTCAAAGAAATAATACCGATTAATTTTGATTATTCAATCTTATTTGAAAATAATAAAATTGATTTTATATTTCATTTGGGAGCTATTTCTAATACTTTAGAAAAATGTTCAGATAGAATTTATAAATATAACACATTTTATACAGAATTGGTTGCAAGATACGCTAGGGAGAATAATGTTCCAGTTATTTTTGCTTCTTCTGCTTCGGTATATGGCAATGGAGACGGTCCATTAAACGACTATGCAAGATCCAAGCTAGAGTGCGAAAGGTCGCTGGAAGGCTTGGCGTGTTGTTTTAGGATATTTAATGCTTATGGTCCAAACGAATATCATAAGGAAGAAATGTCTTCTGTTATACTAAAGTGGTTTAGGCAAAATCTTAAAGAGGGTTCAATAAAGCTTTTTGAAAGATCTGATCTATATATTAGAGATTTTATTTATGTGCAAGATATTTGCGATGCAATGTATAATTGTTTTAAAAATTATAAAACTGGAATTTTTGATTTAGGTTCTGGGTGTTCTGTAAGTTTTGATTATTTGGCCGATTGTTTTTTAAATAAAATATCATCAAAAAAAGAAATTATAAAAATGTCTAATCAATTATCAAAACAATATCAACCATACACAAAGTCTGATATAAGTGGGGTAACTAAAAACGGATGGATAATCAATTCAATAAGTATTGAAAATGGGATTGATTTGTATCTAAAATATTTAATAAACAATGAGCAGGTAATTTGATGAATATTGATAATTTGCAAAGCGAAGAGGTAGAAAAGAAATGGGGCAAGGAGATAATAATAGTAAACAATGATAAATATTGTGGTAAAATATTATGTCTTAAAAAAGACAAAAAGTTTAGTATGCATTATCATATGATAAAAGATGAAACTTGGTATGTAATTTCTGGTGAACTAATTTTAAAATGGATAGATACTAGCAGTGCAATTCAAAACGAGAAAAAAATAAAAAAAGGCGATATCATAAGAATAATGCCAGGATTACCTCATCAGTTAATGGCCTGTGTTGACTCTGAAATTTTTGAAATTTCTACTACTCATTACGATAATGATAGTTACAGGGTATTCAAAGGAGACAGTCAATTATGAAATATGTTTTCGATATAGATAATACAATATTATCTACAAAAGGAAACGACTATCAAAATAGTGTTCCAATACAGCACAGAATAAACTACGTCAATAAGTTATATAATGAGGATAATTATATAGTTTTATACACTGGAAGAGGTACAAGAAGTGGAGTAAACTACGAAGATCTTACCAGGATGCAGATGGAAAAATACGGTGTAAAATATCATGAATTAATTATGGGTAAAATGGATTATGATTATTTTGTTGACGATAAGGCTGTATCTTTAAAAGAGTTAGATAGTATAATAAGTTTAAATAAGAGCTCTTCAAATTATAAGTCAAGTTTTGATTCAGGATACAACTTTGATGATTATAAAAGATTTCAATCACTAAAATCAATTAAATATAAGTCAGTGCTTGACATTGGTTCTGGTCCGTGCATGCTTTTAAGATGGTTAAAGAATAATCAAATAAAAGCCTCATATGAGGCTATGGATATTAGAGAAGATGCTTTATCTGAATGTGATTGCCAAACACATAATAACATTGATATGACTAAAAAATACGATTTAGTATGTTTGTTCGGTGTTTCTGATTATTTTAAAACTAATGAAGATGAAAAAAAGGAAGAGTTTTTAAATTTGCTTACTAATGCAGTTAAAAAATCTAAAAAGTATGTGATATACAGTCTAATGAGAAAAGACAATATTCTTAATAAACTTGTTAAATATAGTCTAGATGAAGCTAAGAGTGTTGCTGCAAAAGCTGGACTAGAAATAACTGAGATAGATTTAGACTCCGAACCAACTGAATATATTATCACATGTACAATCAATAAGGAAAAAAATGTCAAAAAAACAAAAAAAACAGATAGTAAACCAAGGTCTTCAAAAGGCAAAAAAAAGAGTAATGATAGCCACTCCGTCATATGACGGAAGGGTTGATGCTTGGTATTCAAATAGTGTGTTGATGGCTGATAGAGCTTGTAGGGACCTAGGAATAGAATTAGACCCCATATATGTATGTTATGATGCAATAGTTTCAAAAGCTAGGAATGACTTGTTTGCCTATGCTTTTAGGCATGACTTTGACGAATTAGTTTATGTAGATGCAGACATTGCTTGGGGTCCTGATCAGTTGCTTAAACTATTAAGTCATCCTGTTGATGTTGTTGGAGGCATATATCCTAAAAAAACTCCACAAGAGGATTACCCTGTAAATTTTATTTCTGACAAAATAAAGCTTCAAGATGGGTTGTTAGAGGTAGCTAGTTTACCAACTGGTTTTTTAAGAATATCCAAACAAGCTATAAAAATATTTTGGGAAAAATCTTCTAGTTATACGGTGAACAAAGAAAACGAAGAATATAAAATGGTTTTTGAGCCTGGCATCGTTGGTGGCAGATTTATTAGCGAAGACATAATATTCTGTTTAAAATGGAGAGAATGGGGATATAAGGTCTATTTAGACCCATATATTAAATTAAATCACATAGGGCCAAATGTATATAGTGGTAACATAGTTAATTTTATGAAAAATAATTTTAGTATAGATTTATAAATTTAGGGAAAAATGCAATAGTTATATAAATAAAATATGTGGAATATTTATATCATATTTTAATACCTAAAAATTTTGCAGAAAAAGTGAATGATTGCTTTAAAAACATTAGCAATTGTATAGATTCTCCATTTAAGTATAAAATATCAACTAGAATAAATGGAGATCACAGTTATACTGGTGCGTATGGTCTTTCTGAGGATGACATAAAAATATTTAGAGTTATGTTTGAGCTTAATGAAGATGGGATTTATTGGTGGAAAGTAGATAAAAATACGGGCATATTAGATGAGTGTAATGACGCTGACTGTTTATGCTATGTAGGTGACAAGTATTCTATGAAGTTTTTATTAAGAAGGTCTGGTTTCTATTTAATCGGAGAAAATGATGGCGAAAGCTGGTCGTCCAAAAAAACCGAATGATTTACATTTTGATTTAGAAAATTTAAAACAAGCTGTTAAAAATGTCACGCTTACCGCTAGTGACGCTGGTCATGTTCCAAGTATAATTGAATTTGTTGAATCAGAAAAATATTTGGGTCTTCCTCATCAAAAGCCCACTTCTATAGATCTTTATCCATTTCAGCGTATTATGTTGAAATGCTTTTACTCTGGAAGTGTGGGAAATGAACATATGACACTAACAGATGAAGAAAGGCAACTGTGCAAAAAATACAACCTTTTAGATGAAGACATTAGCGATATATTTTCTAAAATAGATAATGGAGTTATAAAAAGTGAGATGGTTCTTGTATGGGGTCGTCGTTGCTTGTCAGAAGATAATAATATAGTAGACATTAATACAAATAGAATTTATACATTTGGTTCAATGTGGGATTCTGGAAAGAGAACAATAGACTCATGGACTTATAATGAAAAAAGTAAGAGAATGGAATGTGTGTCTAATTGCGATATTGTATATCAGGGAATAAGAGATGTATATAAAGTGCAAACTTATAGTGGTCATTTTATAGAGGCTACATCAAATCATCCTGTACTGACATCAAATGGGTGGAAGCAGATTAAAGATCTGGACACTGATAATGATATGATATCAATTAGCGAGTCTTTTCCATTTGGTTTAGAAGTAAAAACCGAAATGACGGAAGAACAAGCAAGACTTATAGGATATATGATAGGTGATGGAAACTGTTCAAAAGCTGCAACATTTTTGACTTGTTCAAATAAGTCCGTATTGAAGGATTTCAAAGTATGTTTGAGCTCACTGGGCGATAACATAAAAATTTTCAAAGATCCATGGACTGGAGCAAAAAGCAAAAAATATCAATATAAAATAACTTCTAAGTATTATGAAAACGAGTCTTTAGGAGTAAAAGATTATAGAAACAGAACTTTAACTCGTAGAAAAAAGAATTTACTCATGCAGCTTTTGGTGCAGTATGGTATAAGCGGTAAAACATGTCATCATAAAAGAACTCCAAAAGAAATACTCGAAGCACCTAAAAATGTCGTCTCTAATTATTTGAAGGCTTTATTTAGCTGTGATGGGTCTATTTATATTAAAAAGAGAAAAAAATATGTCAATCATTGTCAAATAGAATTTTGCACCGTAAATAAACAACAGGCTTATGATGTTCAGTATTTACTAAGTAAATTTGGGATATTATCAAACCTAAGGTCAAAATCTGGAAAAACTTCCATAGTGGATGAAAAGCATAATAAAAGAACTTATCGCTCAAATTCTTATGTTGTGTCTTTTGTTCGTAAGAAGTATATAAGTATATTTTTACAAGAAATAGGGTTTATTGGTAAAGATAAAATAGTTAAATTATGTGAGTCTACGTTAAGTAAGATAATTGATAAAGATTCAAACCATGATAGCTCATTACCGTACTCATGTTTTAATATAAAATCTATAGAGCATATTGGTAAAAAAAGAACATTTGATTTGCAAGTGAGTGATCAAAAGCATTTGCAAAATTTTGTAAGTCAGGGATTCATATGTCACAATAGCGGCAAAGATTTCATTGTTTCAATATTAGCATGCTACGAAGCTGCGAAGCTTCTTGAATCTCCAAATGGAGATCCCTACAAGTTATATAACTTAGGATCTGGAGCCCCATTTACTATATTGACAGTGGCGAATAGCTCTGCTCAGGCTCAAGTTTTATTTAATGAAATAAAAGATAAAATAATAAAAAGTACATATTTTGCTGACAAGATAGTCGCAGATGGCATACTTGCAGATCAAATACATCTTTTAACTCCTGCTGATAAAATAAAGAATGCAGAATTAGCTTCTAGGGGTCTTCCTACCAGTCCTGGGTCTGTTATAATAAGATGTGGACACAGCAACTCGGACTCTCTTGCAGGTATATCTTGTTATTGCCTTTTATTAGACGAAATTGGATTGTACAAACAAACTGCTGGCAGCAGTGGAGGAGAAAGTATATACAGAACTCTTGCTCCAGCGACTTCCACTTATGTAAGAAAAGAAAAATACATAGATCCTTATGGAGAAGAAAAAAATAAAGATGTATATGATGGTAAGATAATCTGCATTAGTTCTCCTCGTGGCAAAGAAGGTGTGTTTTATGAATTGTATAGAAAGGCATCTTCTGTTTCTCATAGGGTTATGTGTAAGTTGCCAACATGGGTCGTTAACCCTAATCAGACACAAGAATTGTTGCGCCAAAAGTTCAGTAACATGACTGAAGAAGAATTTATGATGGAGTTTGGTGCAGAATTTAGTGGAACTGCTGGTCAAACTTTCTTTACTAGAGACATGGTAGAAAAGTCATTTGTTAATAATTGCAGATTCAAGGAGCATGGTGAGCCAGGATTTAGCTATTTTTGTCATTTGGATCCAGCAACTTCTTCGCACAACTACGCTTTATGTGTTCTTCATAAAGAATCATATCTTAATAAAGATACTAACAAAATGGATTTTAAAATTATAGTAGATCATGTGAAGTATTGGCAGCCACTAGAGGGTAGGCCTATACTAAACGAAGAAGTTGACAATTATATAATCATGTTAAGCAGAAGATTTAACTTTGAGCTAGTTACATTTGATCAATGGAATTCTCAACATAGTATAGATCATTTGCAAAAGCATAGTATACCTGCAAAAATGACTAGATTTACAAAAAGATACAAAATAATTATATATGATAATCTTTACGATTTAGTATCGGCCAATAGAATGCAAATTCCAGCTCACGCTTTATTGCATGATGAAATGTTGTATCTACAAAGAAGATATACAGCAACAGGATATAAGGTTTTTGCTAAAAAAGACGGATTAGTTAAAACTGATGACGTTGTAGATGCTCTTGCTGGAGCATCCTATGCGTGTTTAAATGAAGGTAGTACTAGGCTTCCACAAGGAAGATTAGCTAGAATGTCGGTAACTCCATTTGGAGATGGAGTTGTTTTTAGAGGCATGCAGGGACAGCCTTTAAATGATTTTATGGATAGATCAAAATGGACAAAGAGGTTCTAAAATGTTTAATCTAAATAAAATAATTAAATCTTGGTTTAATGGTGATGGTAAGAAAGTGGCTTCAAGAGAGCAGCTTCTGGAAGAAGAAAGAAAGTCTCAAGGTTTATCCGCATCTGAAACTCCAGAAGTATTTGAGGCAGTAGTAAACTCTAAGTCTAAAGATGAATACGAGCCTACTGTAGAAGGTAAGTTAGGAAAAAGAGATGATGAAGTGGCTTCTATATCTGAAGCTAGAATGGATAAAGAACTTACTTATTCTAAAAGAGTAAATGATGATGTAAGAGATGAGGTTCCAAGGGTAAATGTGGCTTCAGAAAAATGGGACAATGAGTATAGAGAAGCTTTCGCTAAAGCACAAAAATCTCTAGATAAACAAGAAGACATATTTGAAAAATATATGGGTAAAAAGGGAGGAAAGAAAGTCCCTAACAATGTCCCAGAATCAGCTTCTGGCTTACCCAATAGGCCAGAAAGATTTAAGAATTTTGATGGCGTTCCAGGTATAGATGTTAAGGAAAACATCAAAAATATAGGTTCTCATTCTGATGTTTCTTCTATGCATACGATAGGTAGTCTTGATTCTATAAAGAAGTTAGATGCAGCAGCTTTTTACTTGGCATATAAGGTTGCATCTGAGCAAAGAGATTTTAGTAAAGAAGAAAGTTCAATTATTGAAAAAATAATTGACAAAAAAAGAGAGTTGTTGAGTTCATTATGAAAAAGCAAGCTCGTAGAGGAACAGGTTGGCCTGCCGCTTTTGAGCATCCGTTAGATAAGAAAAATCCATATAAAAGATATTTTGCTCCTAATAGTGGAGAGTCTCCGAAGCTAACATTATTAGGAAATCAAGGCTTGCCAGGTGAACCTCCAGACCTTTCAGGATCTATAGGCGGTAGTAGTAATCGAGATATTACTGCTCCAGATCATCATCCATGGACTGATTTTGATCCAGATAGCCCTTTTGATTCTGATCCAGAATTTACTGGAGAAAGAAAAGGTAAATCTGATGAAATAAATTCTTCGAAATCTGATTCATCAGATATGCCTATAAGTATTAATAAGAGAATTTTTAATCTCATATCCGAAAACAGAGATAGAAAACCTAATCAAATAGGTGGGAATATTTCCCAAAAAAGGAGTCTTTATGAGATTTAAAACAACAGGTAAAGTTACAAATGAGATAGTGTTAAGTGGATTAAATTTAATACTCAAGAAAGATATGTTTTTTGATGTCTCAAGAGACAAGATAGGTCATCATGAGCTTGTTTGGTCTATTCATTCTGGCTATGTGTCTCCAGTGGATGACGAAGCTCAAGATGCTTCTATAGCTAAAAAAAATATATATGTTAATCAGTCAAAGAAAACTATAGTTTGTTCTCATTTAAGAAGTCCATTAGGTCCAGGAGAAAAGGCGATACTCTTGTCAGATGATCCAGTTTGTAGAGAATTGGATAAGTTAGTTTCTATTGGTATAATAAATAAGATAGATGAAATAGCGCAAGATGCTAAAAATGATGTAGTTCAGGATGTTAAGGTAGAAATTAAGTCAGAAGTTCAAAAAGATATTCCTGTAAGGAAAAGTTTTAAGAAATCATCTAGTTCTAAAAAGCCTAGCAACGCTAAAGACAAAGATTCTGAAAAAAAGGATAATAAAACAAAAGTAGTCAAATTAAATTCAGACAATAACGTAATTGTTTCTAATCCAGATAAAGGAACTATATTTGTTGGCGAAAATAACGGGGAACTAGATCTTGACTAAAATAAGTTCTGAAAATGCTAATAAAAAATATAAAAAGCTAAAAAGACAGAATAAGAATAAGCTTTGTAGATATTTTACGTTAATTTATCCCCAAGATTACGCTTCGTCTTTAGTGGGGAAGCCATGTCATGACAAATGAAGCTAAACTATTTTTAATAGCAAAAGAGCTTTTGTATTATGGATTTAAAAATGAAAATGGTTTTATAATCAACATCCATGATAATTTTGGCGAACCATCAGAATTGTTTATTAAAAGATTAGATGATTTGAAAAAAGATCAAATCAATCTTCTTAAAGAAGAGTGGGAAAAAATTAAGTCTAATATAAAACCTATAGCTGGAGGGGTCAATATAGGCTATTTGAGAGTTTTACAAAAAAGCATAAACAGGTTATACAAAAAAAGCAAGCATAGTGTTCTTCAGACAAAGCACATAGATGCTCATATGGATTCTGTTTCTCAATTATGCGCTGATAGAATGAGCGCTTCTACAGCAGAGCAAGCTGTAGTTATACTATCTAAAATAGAAATATATGAACATAATATAAAAAGATTGGGTTATATAAAATATTTAGTAAATACTTTAAATAGTCAAAAAGTTTTATCTAAGGTAGCTTTTACAGGCATAGATATGAATTCCTCTATACAAGGACCGTATTCTAATTTAGATTTGCCTATGCAAGAAAGAGTATTTAGCTGGAGCGATATAGACGAAGAAACCTATGCTAGGCAAGATATGAAGCAAAAACAAAGTAGATACACTGCTGGACTAGAGGGGAATAGTCCGTCAGAATCTAAGGTTGGATACTATTTGAGAGAACTTAGAAATGAGCCTTATGCTTTTCCTTATGGAGAAGATGAGGCAAACTATCCGTACAGAAAAGTATTATGGGGTAATCCATGAAAAAAGAAAATCAATCTTCTCTTGTTGACCTATTGATGAACAATATGCAGTTTGGTCAAAAAATGCTTATTCCTTTAAGCACAAACTCTAAGCAGGCAAAGAATTTATACTCTATTTTTATAAATGCCACGCAATCGGATAACGTTATAAAGATGGGCAAGCCATTAGAGATGCCTATGGCGGACTTCGTTGAACTTAGGATGTCTGGCTTAATATCTGGATCTAATGAAGAAGTGTTCTTTACTAAGCAGGGTCAAAGGATGCTTGAAAAGATGATATTAGCAGACGACGATTGCACATTTGCTTTAAAAACAAATGTAGATAAGGGTCTTTTAAGTAAGAAGAGTCAAGAAAACAATATTGATGGATTGTTGCCAAAAAGTCCTGGTATATTCAGATTATGATAGAAATTTCTATAAAATATAAAGATGAAAAAGATAGGATAAAGAAAATAAGTTTTATAAAAAAAGAAAGCTATAACTATGATATTGATATTGTGAGTGATAGAAGTGTCACAAATAGAATATTGCTAGAGATAGATCCAGATATATCTGATTCTTTTATATCATATAGTAAGTATAAGGGCTTCAAATTCTATGAATCATAAAAAAATAAAAAAAGTTTTTGTAGAAATAGCCAAGACCCCCAGTCAGCTTAATAAGGGTTTAATGTTTAGAGATAGACTGGAAGACGATTCAGGAATGATGTTTGTTTTTGATAAGCCTAAAATTCTTAGTTTTTGGGGAATGAATACTTTTATTCCTTTGGACATAGCGTTTATAGATGATTCAGGTATCATAAAAGATATAAAAAGAATAAAAAAACATGATTTAAATGCAGTGAAATCTTCGTGTCCATGCAAATATGCGTTAGAGATAGATGACGGATGGTTTTCTAAAAATGGATTTAATGAAGGTGACTATGTCGATTTCTCATTTATGGACAACTCAAGTTATATAGCTATATTAAAAAACGTAAAATTAGCACAAAAGGAAGAAGGCTCATTATTCAGTGAGAATAATATAGATGAAGATGAAAAAACATCTTTAAAAGAAAAAGATAAAGAACCTAAAGAAGTTGTGCCTAAAGAAGAAGTGAAAAAACCCGAAGATGCTAAAAATGTTCCTGTAGTATCTAGTCCTATTCTTTTGCCGCCCATTCAAAAAGAGATATCTGTACCAAAATTTAATAATGTATATCAGGCAATTCCTTGGGCTTTTAGTAATAATCAGGTTATTAGAATAACTTATAAGACAGAGCATGGGCATACTGTCACAAGAGATGTAGAACCTCATAGAGTTTATTTTTCTAGAAAAAGTAAAGGTCAGGTGCTAAAGGCTTTTGATGAAACTTCGGCACATCCTAGTCAGTATATAGTAAGGAATATTGTATCTTTTGGATTCCCTGGAAGGAAGTTTACTCCAAAATCAATATTTAATAAACGGAGATAAATGATGACGGAATTGATAAAAAATATTCTTTTTACAGCACAGAGTTTAGAGGTAAAGGGTCTTAGTAAGTATGCTTCTCAGTTAGACTCAATAGCTGAAAGCTTTATCTTGATCAAGCAGGCCCAATATGACGGCGTTCAAGGATATTGGATAAGAAACGGAAGATGTTTTGATAATTGTTATAGGCAAAAAAGATCTAGTAATCCTAAGAAAAGCGCTCAAGAAATATGGTCTGAATGTCATTCTGAATGGCAAGATTCTATAATGAATAAGTCATCAGAATGGGACAAATATGCTGATGCTAGTGAAAATATGTTAAAGATTGCCTCTACTGAGAGTGTTAAAAATTCTGATTATGTGATGAACGATGAAATATCTTCTAAGATAGAGTCTGGCATGAGTGTTGCTGACGCAGTTCCTATGACCATAGCTGAAAGAATTTTTAGTCTTCCTTGGAAGTTGGCTCAGATAAGTAATCAGATTTCAGACATTTCAATAGATTTAAGTGAAAAAGATCCAGCTATATCTGAAAGACTATATGAACTTGCTGAGAATATAAGGCAAGAAAGCTTAGATAATTATAAGGACTGTTTGATTTAATAAAGGATTTTATTATAAATTAGTGAATTAAAACAATCACATTGGAGGATAGATAAAAATGCAATTCTTTTCTAATAAAATTTATGTAAATGGTGGTCAGAAATCTTTTCAAGATATCATTAATGATGTAAAGGGCGGTATGACAAAAACAGCTGCCAAGAAAGATGATGTTAAAAAAGAAGAAGAAGAAAAGTCTGCTACTATGCAGAAAACCACTAAGGGCGGTAAGATGCCTAAGGAAGTTTTAGAAAACTTCAAGAACAAGGGCAAGAGTAAGAGTAAGGGCGACGATGGTAAGTCAGGCGCTTCAGGAGATAACTCTTCTGGCTTAACTCCAGCTCAGAAAAAGCTACCTCCAGCATTGCGCGCAGCAATAGCCAAGAAGAAGGGCAAGAAGAGTAAGAAGAAGGCAAATGATTCAAGTTCTTATATGAAGATAGCTTCTATTGATAAAGTAAGTGATGACGAAGTTATTCTCACTTTAGCACAGATGCATGATGAAGCTGCAATGCATGATGAGGCCGAGATGCATGATGAAGCTGCAATGCATGATGAGGCCGAGATGCATGATGAAGCTGCAATACATGATGAAGCTATGATGTCTGAATCTGGCTGGAGCGAGTCTGCTTCTGATGAAGATGAAGAGGAAGTTGTTATTGACGATTCCGATGAGGACAAAGTTGAATCAGCTGATTGCGGAAGTATGAAATCAGAAGGATGCGGCAAAATGCCTATGGCATCTTCTGATGATTCTAAGCTTGCGTCTTCTGATAAGAAATTTGTAAAGATAGCTAACTTGACTGATAAGCAAAAGTCTAACTTCCGCAAGTACTGGGAAGGTGTTTGGCCAAAAGAGTTTATTGATGCAGTTCTTTCAACTGAGAATTGAGGATAAATGGCTATACAGCCTGTAGGTATAAGAAAAGAAATGAAGACACAGATGTTCAGGGAGGCGCAATTAGCACCCCCTGAACAGTCTTCTTTTTACATGCAAAATGGATCATCTGCTCCTGTGCAAAATAAGCAACAAGTAGATGAAATATGTGATTCTATTCAAGACGTTAGGGACTTTGTTGTACATACATTGGTCAATGACGTTGGAGTTCCTCAGAGAATAGTGGATAAAAAACTAGATAATTTAGTTAGTTATTCAATAAATTCTGGAGGGGAAATGAGCGGATTCTTTATTTTACCATCTCATACTGTTGAAAAAAAGATATCATTAGAAGACACTAGAAATATAGTTTCAAAATTCGAGAAAAAATTTAATTGTGAATGTGATATAGAGCATGGAAAGAATTTTAAAATAAAATTTAAAAGTGTAGTTAAGTCAGAACCAGAATCTTCAGATGACGAAGAAGGTAGCTTAAAGTTTGTTCCAGATGAAAAAAACAATCATAAAAAAATAGCTAGTTCTTATTTTGCTGAGCAATTAGAAGAAAGAAAAAATGTATTGTACGAAACACTAAGAAGAATAGGTTACAGTTAATAATGTATAAAAATAAAAACTCTGATAAATCTAATATATTTGGAGATAAATTAGAAGCCAATGAGCGTAAGCCTATAGAGGAATCTTTTTTAGAAGGCTTTGCTCGTAAGCAGTCAATAAGAGAAGATGTTAATAAAAAGTCAAATATAATAAATAACAAAGTAATAAGAAGTTCTACTTTATTTGATAATGATAGTAATTCTGGAGAGATTTTTTTAGGTAAAAATTCTTCTAGATCTATATTTAATCCAGATAGTATTTCTGCAGAGGCTCTTCCAGAATCTAGGTCTATTAAGAGTAGAGGTTTTTTACCTAACGAAAAGAAAGAAGTGAGTTCAGAGATAGCAGAAGATTTAGGTAGATTTAAAGGAAATTTTAATAATGCTTCAACTAAAGTTGGATCTCATGGAACTGTCAGAAATGATAGAATTAGTATTTTTGATGAGGTAGAATTTAGTAGAATAGATGAGCCTAAAGTTCATAAGGCAAAAACAATAGAACCAGAAGTAATAGAAGGGGTGTCTAAATTTTTATCTTCTAAAGATTTAACTAGTTCTTTGTTTGATAAATTGAATAAGCCTGAAGTTGTTCATAAAGTAACTTCTAGAGAATCGGCAATAGATAAATTATTCGGAGACAAAAATGGCAGCGTTTAATATTAAAAAATATTCTCAAAATTATAATGCTCCAGCAGACATGGTTCCAGCGTCTGATTATGCAGATAATCAAATGTTAAACACTAGTGAAGAGCCCGAGCTTTTAATGCAGCCTTCTAGTGCAGGTAGTGATGTTGATTCTGAAATAGAAACAAGGTCTATATATGTATTTAACAACCACGATCAGATGTATAGGAAATTGAAAGATTTTTTTTCTGAAAATGATCCAAATAGTTCATTTAAATCAGCATGGGAATATTTTGCTCCTTCTGTAAAAGACTCAGATATATCTGATAATTTCAAAAAAAACCTTATCGAATTTTATAGAATGTATGCAGAAAGTCCAGAGGGTGATGGTCCAGTAGATATGGCAGACAAATTATTTGATGACTACAGCAAGGTTAGTCCTCCAGAAGAGCCGCAAGATGACTTAGACGAAGAGGGGCTGGATGTAGCAAAAGCTAGCACCCTAGATATTATAAAAATAGCAAAAGAAATTGCATTTAAAAATAAAAATCAAATCTTTAATTTACAAAAAGTAGCTCAACATAAGACCTTGACAGACTCTGTTATTATGAATAATTCTAATCAAGTATCTTTAAGTCCATTTACTAGAGATGTACAAAGTGGAATGCATTTAGTTGAGCAAAATAAGGGTTTTGGCTTGAAGATAGATGATATTCTTGATATTGATTTTGAAGCCATCTGGAGAGGTAATGTAATGGATAAGTATAATAGTCCATACAGAGACGATGCAGGCAATTATGTAGGTGGCTATATTAATAGACGATTTGAGGTTAATCAAAATATTCCTGTAGGCAACAATTTACAATTGCTGCCAAATACAAGGAGAAGGCCTTGGATGCCAGAGTATAGTACGATAGAATCTAGAATGGAAGTATCCAGGGGCAATAAGGACAAGTTAAGTGACCCAGCTTCTTTTTCAAAGATTTCTATAGGTCCTTTTAACTTAAAAAAAAAGAACAAATAATTAACAAGCAAGCGCAGTCTGCTTACGATAAGTCTTTAAATAAGGCTTTATCTTCTTTACAGCCCGATAAAGAAGATACATATTCTCATCAAATTAGGATATGTCCAGTATGTGGTGCCACTAACTCTGCTGATCCTTCCAAGAACAGGAATAAATGTGTGGCATGTAATGGAAATTTATACAAAGTTAAATCGACGAGGGTGTAATAAATGGCAAAAAAAAGTGAATCGTCATCAGCGGGCGTAGAAAAGCAAGTTGTGTCTGACTCTAGTGTATATGACAAGAAATACGCTTCTTCGTCAGCGGTTAATTTGCCCTTGACAAAAGCAGCTCAGTACGTAGGTGGTAGTGCTTCTACGATATTCACTCAGCCAATGTTTTTCTCTCCTTTGCATACGCCGCAAAACTGGCAGATCGCTAGTAAAAGAAAAGAAGTTTATCAATGGGCTAGGTTTTATTATGAAAACGAGCCCAAGGCGGCAGCTGGTATAGATTTTTATGCTGGCTTTCCAATGAATGGATTTTCATTAGAATGCAAAGATAGAAAGATATTGACATTTTATGAACATCTAGTAGAAAAGCTGAATCTTGATTATTGGTTAAGAAAAATAAGTCATGAATATTTTCTTCTAGGAGATGTTTTTGTATTTTCAGAAATATCATGTCCTGTGTGCAACGGTATTGGCAATTTGCCAAATGGTGACATATGCAACCATCCAGACGGAACAATAAAAAGATTACTCGTATTAAATCCAGACTTTATAGAAGTTCAAAGCACTCAGCTTGCAGATGAACCTACTGTTGCCTTAATACCTGATGACGATTTAAAAAGAATAATATCTCAAAAGAAGCCACTAAATGTTTATGAAAGAATACCAAATAGTATTAAGGAATTGGTATCTTCTGGTAGGCCAATTCCTCTTAGCCCAAGATGCGTAAGTCATTTAAGACACAAAGGCTCTCCGTATGGCACTTATGGAGAAAGCTTATTGCGTAGGTTGTTTACGATTATATCATATAAAACAAAACTCATGACGGCAAACTGGATAATGGCTGAAAGGCACATATTGCCAGTAAGAATAGCAAAAGTTGGAAGTGCTGAACGTCCTGCCTCTGAATTTGACATAGCAGATGTTCAGGGGCAATTAGCTGCGGTTGCTAACGATCCTAATTTAACTATAGTCACACACCATGCTTTTGAAATGGACTTTGTAGGAGCTACAGGAAAGATACATGACATATCTAATCAAATGGAGATGATTGGAAAAGAGATGTTAGATGGAATGATGCTTAATCAAACTTTACTAAACGGCGAAATGCAAGGATATAGTGGAGCTGCTGTTGGTGTAGAAACTTTGATAAGAAGACTTGAGACGTGGAGGTTAGAACTTGCTGACTGGGTAGAAAAGAATGTTTTTTTACCAGTAGCTCAAATGCAAGGTTTTGTAGATGTCGCTAAAAGCAAGTTGATAAACGAAACTATTTATTTATATCCTAAAATAAAATGGAATGATTTAAGACTTAGAGATAACAGTCAGAATTTAAATATGCTAATTCAGCTTCATGATAAAGGTTTGATATCAACTCAAAAATTATTATCAGAATTTAACATAGATTATGATCAGGAAATAAACAGACTAAGAGAAGAGCAGATTACTGCAGGCAAGGGTGGCCAAGTGTCAGGTCCTGCATCAATGGGTGAAGGAATGGGCGGAGGTATGGATTTGGGAATGGGAGGCGGCGGTATGCCTCCAGGGCTTTCTGGACCTCCAATGGACGCTGGCATGGGAGCTGCAGCTATGCCTGCAACTCCAGAGGCTGGCGCTAGCGTTGCGCCTCCGTCAATGCCTCCAGCGCCAGCAGGCCCAGTCGCATCTTCGAATGATTTTGTTAAAACAGCGCAATTTGGATATGGTGGTCAAATTCAGCAAGCGCCAGATAAAGTATATAAAAAAGGCAAGGAGCCAAAGAAGAAAGATGACACAGGAGATGTACAGACTAAGCAAATTTTTTTAACAAAACCTGAGCAAAAATTATACAAGATTATACAAAATCTTAATTTACCATTAAGGCTCTTTGCTCAGTATGAGCAAAAAGTTCCAGGTGTGCAAAATGCATATTTGCTAGATTTTGCTTTACCAGAAATTTTATTAGATTTAGAAGCTGATGGAGATTTTTGGCATTCTGACGCAGAGTCTGTTCAGAGAGATAAAGAGAGGGATATGAAGTTGGCTTCTCTGGGTTGGACAATAGTAAGGCTAAGAGAGAGTGCTTTAAACAGTCAGGCTGATTCCGTAACTGAAATAATAAAGAACAGCATTAGAGAAGCTATTGCTAGAAGAAAGGCCATGATGACTAAAAAGGCAAATAGTCAAGAAGACACTTACGAGATAGAAGAGATTGAAGACGATTACTCTATAATAATAAAACCTTCTAATATTTAATAATATATTAATATAAAGAGGATTTAGTGCAATAATGTTTAATTTAAATAATTAAACACATATGATTAAATTAGCCGCTAAAAGAATAAAAGATAGAAATATACTATGGAGAGAAAAATACACAGAGCGTACTGCTCCTCTTCATAAAAGGTATTTGTCTCAATTGGGTCCAGGATCCTACTATAGGTGGGAAGGGCACGACTATACTACCAATTCAGATTATTATATTGTATGCTCTCCTGCTCAAACTAAGTATGGAGATAAAACTTTTTTTGCTGGTATAAAAAAGATGCCACCGATTGAAAAAAGAGATACTGCTAAAACATATAGCCCGTATGGTAAATATTTTAATAACATAGTTTCTGCTTTAACTTTTTTGAAGACTAAATATGGAATCCCTTTTCCTAAAAATCAAAAAAACTATGGCTTAATTGAATTACAAAAAATAAATATCCCAAGATTCGTAAAGGCCTAATATGAATAAAGTAACAATAACAAATCAAAGATCAGTAGAGCCATTAAATATCCCTTCTAACTGGGATGAAATTAACATTAAGTCTATTTCTAAATTTGCATCAACAGGTAAATCTTTTGAGGAAAGAGTTTCTGGGATGGATCTTGGCGGATTCGATATCTTACAAGCTGTTAAGGACAATCCAGATCATTTATTTGTGAAAGTTTTTGCTATAAAAAAGGATGAAGTTAATGATAATGGTGACTATTTTTCAGAAGATGAACTTAAAAAGGCAGCAAAGACATTTATAGGCGTACCTGTATTTGTCAATCACCAAAATGATGATATAGAAAAAGCTAGGGGGAAAGTAGTCCATGCTTGGTGGGATAGTGATCGTGGTGGCATATATACTATAAACATGGTTGATAAAGTTGCTTATCCCAGATTGGCTAGAGGCATAGAAGCTGGTTATGTTACTGGTAGTAGTATGGGGTGTAGTGTTAAATTTAGCTGTTGCAGTATTTGTCACAATAGAGCGGCTAATGCCAAGGAATACTGTTCACATATTAAAGAAAGAAAAAAGAAAAATTATAATGGGGAGCAAGAATGTCAGTACCATAAAAGTTCAGGATCAGGAAAAGAGCCATGTCCTGTGTGCGGATGTGAAAAAGGTGATAAGAAAATGCACAAGCATGCTGGTACTATGGTATTTGAACATAACTTTGGAGTTAAATTTATAGAGGATTCATTTGTAGTAAATCCAGCATGTCACGATTGTTTGGTAAGCGATGTTATTAATCCAAGTGGTTTGCTGAAGAAAGTTGCTAATTTGCGTGAAACAATAAATAAGATAAGCGCAAATGTAGAAAATGAGCAAGCTTTTGGTTTTGAATGTTCTACTGGATCTTGCAGTCTTCATAAGGCAGCAGGAAAACAGGAAATAGGCGAGTTAAATTACGCCATGAATCAGTTAGAAAGAGTTGCTCGTTCTATGATGGCGCAAAAAAATAAAGTAAGCTTAGAGTATGTTTCTGATATAATAAAAGTTACTGCAGATATTCAAAAAATATCAGATGAATTAGTGGAAATGGGATATGCTGGGCTTCCTAGTCCAACTGAGAGTCAAATAGCATTTGGCACTAATGTTGCAGCCAGTCCAACTTCTCCTGCGACTCCAGCCACTCAGGTTCCTGTGACTGCTATGCCTCAGCCTTCTTACGCCCCACAGGCTAGCACTCAGCCTAGTTTTTCTAGAAACGTGTCTCCCATGTTAAAAAATATCCCATCAGGAAATATTAATCCAGTCATATCGGATTTAGGAGATGATATTGGCAGAGTAACAAAACCTAGTTTTGTGCCAGTATCTGCAAATTCTATAAAGGATTTTGTTAAAATATCTAATAGTATACAAAATAGGCTCTCATCCCTTATGAGTGCTATGTATCTTAATGGAGAATCAATGAAAGAAAAATCAGCATATAAATACTCAGAAGGCGATGATTCTATCGTTATACAGTCTGATAGTGATGGTGAAATTCATGTTGCCTATTTGGTTGGAGACAGGCTTCTAAAATGGGCTAGCGCAGACACATTTAGTGAAGAAATAAACACATTAATTCATAACGATCCAGAATCAGCAGCCAGTATGATTCTGTCTTCTTTTAAAAACGTAAACAATTCTGATCACATAAATATAGAGGAGTCAAAATTAGCTATGGAAAATAATAAAATTAATAAAGTTGCGCAGGCTCGTGCAAATGCTGAGACAGATGTTGTGACCGAGGCTCAGCTTAATTCCGTAAAAGGCATACATTCTCGCAAGGGTGATTCTTATTCTGCTACAACGGAAAGCTCTGAACAGCTTGGTGCTAAAAAGTCTTACAGCGACGTGGGTGGCACCTCTGCAACTCCTCGTCAAGATTCTCCATATGAAACTATAATAGAAGAAACTCTTAATTCTAAAAAGGGCGGATATATGGCCCGTTGGGGATCTTTTCCTGAAGTTGTAACTGAAGCTCAATGGACTGATGCTTCTAGAGAAGTATTTGCCAATATCCCAGGAGACTGGACATCTGTCTCTCAGGGAGCTCAATTAGATATGTTAAGAAAAACATTTAGCTGGAATGAGCCTAATGTTACTACAGAAGCTCAGCTTGGTGGAGTAAAGAGTAAAACCGCATCTGCACAGGAACTTATTAAGCAGGCGCAGTCAGCTCTTGCTGATGCAATGGCTTTTTACGGAATAGGCGTAGACGACATAAAAAACTCTATTAAATTTATAAATTCTGATTTTTCACGTCAGAATAAGGCAAAATGCTTGGCAGCTATAAATGCAGCTCCTTGGGCTGTTTCTGCTAGACAAGTAAATAATAATAGACTTGCTTCTTTTTCTAAAGTTGCATCTGAGGTATATGGCATTGAGCCAATAGATGCACTTTTGGCAGCAATTGGTGATAATATGGGCAAGTCTTCTGCTGGAGATTTAATTGATGCAGTATCTTTTGTGGCTAATAATAAAGTAGCTATGCAGCAAGTAGAGGAAATAGCTGTAGAAAAAGTAGAAAACGCCTCTTTTGAAGATTCTTCTAATGAAGAAATTTTCCGTAAAGCATTCAGCGAGATGTCTTTGCCAGAAGATGGCATGATTAAGGTTTGTATGTCTGCTGAAGACGATTTAGGGATGGAAGTATCTTCTGATAAGTCATTTGTTGATGCAGTTCATAAATATGCTCAATCTGTTGTAAACGATAATTTTGGCAAAGAAGTAGATATAGTTCCAGTGGCTGTTGATGTTGATGAAGAAAATGGTCTTGTAGAAGCAACTTGCAAATTAGCTTCACATTTAACAAAAGAAGAAAAAAGCGCTTTTGAAAAATGGGCTTCATCAGAAGAATTAAATATAGAAGAAGACTCTTATGAAATTGCTGACTATAATGGTGCTGAAAATAATGCTTCAGAAAAGAGGGCATCTCTTTTACGTGAGTTAGATTCTTTAGAAAAGAAGGCTCAACTTGCTGGTGGACAGATGCCAGCTGGTCTTAATCCAGCTGGCATGGGTATGGGCGCTCAGCTTCCAGGTGGTGCACCTCCAGCTGGAGCTCCTGGAGTTGAAGCTTTAACAACAGGTGGAGCAGCTGATCCTGCAATGGCTGGAATGGACCCAGCTGCCGCTGGTGCCGATCCTCTTGCTGGTGGAGATGTAGGTATGGAAGAAGAAACTAAAGCCAAGCCACCAGCTGCAGTATGTGTTGTGTGTGGCAATAATGACGTTGACGTTCAGGGTGGAAAGAGTAAGTGCAATGGTCCAGGCTGTGGTTTAGGTTACACTATTAAGATAGTGCCTGATGCAACTTTATTGGATAAAATTAGTGACGGAGATATAGATCAAGAAGATGCCACTGAAGAGCCTGGTGCTGAATCTCCAGAAAAAGGCTTAGGTGGAATGTCGTCTGCTCCTGCTGAAGGAGCTGTACCAGGAGCAATGCCTGGCGGTATGGCTGTAGCAGCTTCTACTCGTATAACTCCAGATATTATGAGAAAGTTCGCATCTAATGGAAGTTTGGGAAGTATTAGTCCAATAACAGGAACAAGGAATACAATTCAGATAGATAATGAAAATTGGCAATGCCTTGATAGTGGTCAGGTTTATAAAGTAAGATTAGCGGCTTCGACTAAGAGCCCAAAAGAGGTTTGGGCTCAGTGGGAGTGGGAACCAGTGATGAAGTCTGCTAATTGTTCTCCATGTAGAAGGCGCAAGAATGCTATAATTCGTGCGCTAAGCAGTATAGGAGTAAGTGAAGACCAGTTTGACGGCATGAGTATGCTTGATAAGGCGGCAGCTCTTAGTAAAATAAATGCATCTGGATTATTAAGAAATATAAAAGAAGCATCATCTCAGAACGTTTCGGTAAGAGATTCAATTAAGCAAGCCTTCTCTGTAAGAGGCGAGTTCCCAATGAATACATGCTTGGAAAAACTTGCACGCCGTTACGGGGAAAACGCTTTGGCTTTAAGCGGTCCATGTGAGGGTCAAAATCTTGCAAACTGCGTGTGTGGCTCTTTGGCCGAAGAGGGTGTCTATACTACGAATCTTGCAACTAAAGTTGCTTCTGCATGGGCGTCTAGAGATCCTATGATGGAGTGTGTAGAAGACTACATACGTGAAGGACTGAGTTTAAGTAAATCAGCTCAGGCATGTGAGGATTTGAAGTCTAAATACATCACTTCCGAAGAAGTTTTCGCAGATGAAATAACAGAATCTTACGTAAAGTCTGCACAAGAAGAAGAGGTTTTTGAAGGCGAAGAAAATCCATTTGATTCTGAGGATAGTGAAGACTCAGATGGAGGAGAAGAAGTGGACCTTACATTTAATTTTGATGAAAATGATTTAACAGACGCTGATGATGAATCAATGTTTGATGGCGCAGAAGAAGATTCTGATGATGAAGGTTTTGATTTAGAAATAAGCGACGACGACATGGGCGACGACGACATGGGCGACGACGACATGGGCGACGACGACATGGGCGACGACGACATGGGTGACGACGACATGGGTGACGACGACATGGGCGGCGACGACATGGGTGACGACGACATAGGTGACGACGACATGGGTGACGACGACATGGGTGACGACGACATGGGTGACGACATGGGTAATTTAAACAAGGAGGAAGTCACGATGGAGAAAGAGAACGAAATGGTAAAGCAATCTCCAGAGTCTAAGCTCGCTCAAATATATTCTGAAGCAGAGTCTCTAAAGAGAGGTAGAATAGTTGGCGTCAATAAACTTAATATTGATATCAATTCAATAAAGCGCGCTTTGCATAAAGAAGCTAGCGATAAAAAGTTAAGCCCAATAAGTGCTCAGGATACAGTTAAGGGAGTTGCTAATGGCAAACCTCATGCGGATAGTACTCAAGAAGGTTTTGATGCAGAAACCCCAGAAGTTCCTACATCTGGAGAGGGAATGAAGGACTTAGATCTTCCCTCCATCCCAGCAGGCGGAGGAAAATTTAAGGGCGAGGAGAATTATGACGCAGAAATGCAGGAAAATATAACAGGAGGACAGAGCGGTCAGGGGGCTGAGCACACAGGAAAGTATCGTAAGAGTGCTTTTGAAAAAGCGCTTTCAAAGCTTGCGACAAAATTAAATAGGGTTAATGTTCAAGATGACAAAGACATAGGTCCTATAGGTAAGGAAGATCCAGGTGACGCTTTTGAGGTTCCAACAAATGGAGGTAAGCCTCTTTCTTCAGAGACTAATGAAGGATTTGACGTAGATGGTCCTGATGTTCCTACTGGAAGTGCTGAGATGGGGCAAGAAAAAGAATTAGGTTATACTGCAGAAAAACAAACAGAAATGACTGGTGGAAACGCTGGTGCAGGTTCTGTAGAGTCTGTAGGAAAATATAAAGGTAAGAAGGCCAATGAAAATGGTAATGAAGTTGCTATAAAGTTAGCTGGCAGAATGCTTGAGGCTGGTTTAATTAAGTCTGAGCAGCTGTCCGCCAAGTTAGCAGAGTTAAAGAGATATGAAGTATCTCAGCTCCGTGATTTAGAGAAAGCAATGTTCACAAAGTCCAATTTCAACAAAGGTCTTAAGGTTGCGTCGAGTGGAGTTGAGCAGCCACTCGTAATCAGTGAAGTAAGTAGTCAGAAAAATGCTTCTACTGATCTGAAAAGTAAAATAGCATCTCTGTTCCGACTTCAACAGCAGGTCGAGTTGGCGCAGGAGAGCGAGGCTACTAAGTTAAGAGCTTTTAAGTGATCTGCATAAAATAAAAATAAGGAGAATAAAATGGCTTTAATTGAAGTATTTCATACAATAGCAACCCAGCTCCCCACAAGTGCAACTGACATAGTTGAGGGTATGGGTGTTAAGCTTTCTGGTGGCGGAACATCAGAAGCAACTGTTGCAAGAGTAAACGGAGCTTCCAATGTCGTATTTGGTATCGCCGCAGATAGTGCAAGGACAACTGGTCCAAATAAGCCCTACGGAGCTTCTTTGGTTGTCAATGGTCTCGGCACAACTCGTGCAACTCAGAACCGTGTAACTGATTTCTTTAACGAGACAACAGGTTCTGGTAAAATGACTGTTTATACTGGTATAGGAGAATTCTTCACTGATCAGTATGAATCAGCTGGATCTTATACAGTCGGAACAGCTTTATTCGTAAGCGCCAACGGTAAGCTTACTAATACAGATGGTAGCGGAAACTGCGTAGGTATGGTAATTGACGGTCCACGTGCTTATCCAAGCGGTGTTCCTGGTGTTGACGACGGTGGAGTTACTGGAGTTACTGCAGCTGTTAATGGTAGCTTATCTCTTGGTACATTCTTACGCTTCTACATGAACATTCAGCCACAAGCTTGATAGTTAGTATTGGTATTCTTGTTGAGATCAATATAAAAATTAATTGAAAGGAAATTCAAATATGTCTATAAATAAAGATGGTTTGACTTATGACGAGAAAGAGGCAGTTATTGCCCAGGCTCTCGCAACAGAGGAGGGACGTACAGCCCTCGCTCAGGCAATGGTTGAGCCCATTCGCCGTTCTTTAGAGTATCAGGCTGTAGGCCGCAAGCTTCTCATGGTCGATGAGCTTCCTCAGGGCGCTCTTCCTCGCTATGAGCGTGACGTTGCTTCTACAGCAACCGTAATAGCCCGTCAGGGTGCTGTTCCTGATCAGATTCAGGAAGGCGAAGAAGTCCTTGTCCCAACATTCGAAATTGCTGCTCACCCAACAATTCGTTTGTCTGAGATCAAGGCTCGTCGCTTCTACATTGTAGATCGCGCTCAGATCAAGGCAAAAGAGGCTATTCAGAAGGAAGAGGATCGCAACATATTCTCAGCTCTTATAGCAGCTGCAGATAATCGTGCAGATCAGGTTGTTGGTAATACTGGCGATCTCACCACCGATTCTCTTAACGTAGCATATCGTTTGATTGAGACTCACGATCTTGTCGCAAGCAAGGTTGTTGCTCACCCACTCCAGTATGCTCGTTTCCGCGTTTTCGGTAAGACTTTCTATGATGAGGCTACTACTCGTGAGATCCTCACAACTGGTCTTTACGGTCACTTGTGGACTGCAGACATCCATGTCAGCTCTCAGCTTGATGCTCAGACTGTATTGGTTTGCTCTTCTCCCGACACTGTCGGTGCATTCCCAATCCGTCAGGACATCACAGTTCTTCCCGCTGACGATCCAAAGAAGCTTCGTCTCGGTTGGGTAATTTATGAAGAGGTAGGTATTGTTGTTATGAACGACTATGCTATCTCTAAGATTGAAGTTTACCGCGCATCCTAATTGTTAATTAGAGGGTAGATTTCCATAGCGGACCCGCTCCTAGAAATGGGAGCGGGTTCTTTTATTTGTCTAGTATGTTAACAATCTCAATAAAATGCTTTTTCATATCAATAGCATTTGTGACAGAAGTTGTAGATTCTTCACTAAGCCAAGCCGAGGCATACCTTTGCATTCGTTCTATCTGACCAATGGTGAAAGTCTTATTTCCCAAGGTTGAATACGACATTATGTTAAATCTATTTTTATCTTTTTCAGTACCATACTCAATTGGAGAAATTGCATCAGACGGGGTATCTTCTACATAGTCATCTTTTTCATTAAACGTGTGTAGTAGTCCGAAGTGATGTCCCATTTCATGGGATAAAACTTGTTTTGCATTAGTTGGTCCATGTATCCATATGCATCCATCTGTAGAGTGGTGAATTTCTGCAAGACCATCTATTCCTAATCCTATATTAAATCTATAATAGATTTCAATTGAATCTTTTTTAGAGTTTTCTTTTTGAGGATGACCTATTATCTGAGTTATTATTCCATCTCTCGTTGCAATATTTAAAGCTTCATGTGCAATTGTATTATTTTTTTCGTAAGGTATTTCATTTAGTGAAATTGTTACATATTTTATATAAAATTGAATATGTGCAGGTTTGAAGTCTTTATTTAAAACAATCAGATCATTTTCTATATTTTCTATTGTTCTAGAGAAAAATCGTTCGTATTTTCCTTCAGGGTTTTTTCTTTGAACGCATGATAAATGTATATTAAGTGCAAAATAAATCGTGTTATTTTCAGACCATTTGTCAAGCATTTCTTTTGATTTTTTCATCCAAAGCAACGGAGAATTTGTTTTTATATCCTGCTTAGTTTCAAATGTATTTGCTAATGATTTATATGCTAATAAGTTTACGATTGCCAATAAAATAGCAAAACGCGATTTATTCATATACATTATATACTACGAAATTTGATTATATCATACAATAAAATATAAATTAAATATAATTTGATGAGTATGCATTATAATTTTGTAAAATTTCTGCAGAAGTCAATGCCCTATCATAAATTTTTATAGAACCTATATAGGCATCAAGAAAATAGTTTGAATTTGTTGCCACATCATCCCATCGTCTGCAAATTCTTAATTTGCCTCCAGATTGAGGACTTGCAGTTATACTTCCAGTTGCAAACGATGATGTATTTACATAAAGAGTTATTGTAGATCCATTATATGTTCCAACAAGATGTGTCCAGCTTGTAGTGTTTGGAGTGTATCCAGACGATGTGTTTCTCCATGCTCCATCAAAAAAACCAGCATATATGTTAGCATTTGTTGGC